GTTTTTAATTGAAGGCGAAATATATTGGGAACATATTATTCATAAGGATTATACAGATGAAGGAATTTTAGGTGTAATTCAAGTTCCAACAGAATTAATTGATCCTGTATTTTCTAATGTGCAAAATGTAATGGTTAAAGGATACTTATATAGAAAACCAAAATTCGATCCTAACAATCCATTAAAACAAATTGGTGTTGATTTTATTCCTATGGATAAAAATCAGATTACTTATGTAAATTCTGAAGTATGGAATGAAAACAAAACCATGCGTCTACCATTCTTGGAAAATTGTCGAAGAGCATATAGACAATTGTCTATGATTGAAGATTCAATTGTTATATATCGTCTTGCCAGAGCACCAGAAAGGTTGGTGTTTAATGTTGATGTGGGAAATATGCCTGCTCCAAAAGCAGAAGCATATCTTCGTAAATTAATTACAAATTACTGGAGCAGTAAGACTTATGATCCAAATCAAGGTGGTATTGTACAAAAATTCAATCCTCAATCTATTCTAGATAATTTTTGGTTTGCAAAACGTGCTGGATCTGAAGGTACAAGTGTCACCCAATTAGCTGGCGCAGCAAATTTAGGGGAATTAGAAGATTTACTCTACTTCGTTAAGAAGCTTTATCAATCTTTAAAAGTTCCTACGACTAGATTAGATCCACAAGATGCGTTTCGTGACGGCACAGACATGCTTCGTGAAGAATTAAAGTTTGCTAGATTTATAATTAGACAACAGCAATTATTTGCAAACGGTATTAAAAATGGTTTCATGACTCATTTGCAAATGAAAGGGATGTGGAAGTCTTTTGGTTTAAAAGAAGATTCTTTACAAGTATCTTTTAATGTACCTACAAATTTTTACGAACTAAGAGAAAGCCAAAAACTAGAATTGAAAGTCTCTAACTTTGGTAATTTAGCTTCTAATGAATCTGTATCTCCTACTTTTGCTCAGAAGAGATATCTAGGATGGACTGATATAGAAATTAAAGCTAACAGAGAATTTTTAAGAAAAGATAAAGAGTTAAGATGGGAATTAACTCAAATTGAACAATTCGGTCCAAACTGGAAAGAGATGGCTGCTCAACAAGCTGAAGCAGCAGCAGGTGGAGAAACCGCGCCACCTCCAGCAGGAGGAGGTGGTGGAGGAGGTGGAATGCCACCAGCATTTACTGGAGGACCAGCAGGACCAGAAGGAGCACCTCCTGAAGCTGGAGGTGAGGCTGGTGCAGCACCAGCAGGTGCAGAAGGAACTCCACCTCCAGCACCAGAAGCTGAAGCAGAATAAATTTAAACTACTTTAATTAAATCTGGTGGTATGTTTTGGAAAGTAAAAACTGCTATATCAGATTTAATATTGTCATTATTGAAATTTGGATCTATATAAAATTCTAGATTTTTTGGATTTATTTCCAATATAATTATATCATTTATATTCCATTTTTTATTTTTAGATAAAGTAAGTTTAAAATTGTTTATTAAATCAGTATTTTTTGATGCCATTAAATAAATTCTATTACCCGGATGATTATAAGTTGTTTGTGATTCTCTTGGGGTCAATCCATTTTTTTTGATTTTATTTAAAAGCTTGATATTAGTAATATGAAAGAATTTTTTATTTTTTAAATATTTTTTATCAATTATAAATGGAAATTTAGGTTCAATAAAAATTCCAGTTTCTGATATATTATATTTTTGATAGAAAGCAACAAAATATCCATATACGTCTATATCTTTTTTAATACTATTTAAAACATTTTCGTTAAATAAAGTATTTTTTATATATAAAGAGATTCCAGAAATTTTATCATTTTTTATAGATGGAGTTAATGGATCGGCTTGTATATGTGTAATTAAATCCCCATATTTTGTGTTTAACATTGCCAAAACTGAAGAAAATGGATAAGAAGTAATTAATCCTTCAGTTAATATATTTTTTTCGTTTTCGACACACCATACAAGTTTTCCGAATCGTCCTAGACCCGCATATTCTTCTGGGATATTATAAAATTCAAACATATCTCTTTTCATGCTGATATATTATCTTATTTAATTAGGTTCTGCAATATAATTTAATTAAATAATTAAATGGCATGTCCGATTACACCAATAGAAGCGTTCCAAAGTACTAATCTAAATAATAAGATTGATTCTTTTGGTAGATTGGCAGATAGAATTGTTAGAGCTATAGGAGCACCATTAGTAGCTGTAGAAGCACATCAAGATCAGATATTCGAAAACATAGCATTAGCTTGTGAAATGTTTTCTAAATATGCAGGATACACTAAAGAATATTTGATATTAGATTCTGCATTATATGAAAAAGGAAGAGGAATAAGATTAGATTATTTATACACATTAGCAAATAGTAATTTATCTTTAAGAGAAAAGGTCACACATAAAACAGAATCAGTAGATACTTCCCCATATCTATTGAATGAATCTACTTTTTTTATATCTGTATCTTCATTAAATAAAGCATTTTTTTCATTAAGCCCAGAACTTTCTGCTGCATTTCCTGATGGATTAGAAAGAAATCTTATTTTAGATACTAGTTCATATATCACATTAGTATCGGCATTTTCTTCAAATCCAACATTAAATGTAATACCAATATCTTCTTATTTTATTCCTTCTCATACTAATCCAATGAGTATGAATGGTGTTGTTGATACAACTCAACCAACTTTAATTTATAATAACATGTTTGATTATGATGTTATGGATTATCGTAAAGTAATAGCAGTTATAAATTTTGAAGAAGGATCTACCACTGGTGTTAATACATTATTTACCATAGAGCAAACTTTAGCACAGCAAACTTATTTTAGTTATGCAATGGGTAACTATGGTTTTGATCTTATCAGTTGGTACACTGTTAAAAATTGGTTAGAAACTAGAGAAAAAGTTTTAGCATTAAAACGATCTTTTGAATTTAATGATAGAACTCAATATCTCAAAATATATCCAGAACCTACAGATTCTGTTAGGTTCTATGGAGTATTAGATTGTTATATTGAAAAGCCATTAAGAGATTTAATAAAAGAACAATGGGTATACAAATATGCATTAGCTCTTACTAAAATAGGAGTTGGTTATGTTCGCGGGAAATTTAGTGGAGTTAATATATTTGGTGGTCAAGCATGGGCAGCAGATATTAAAGCTGATGGTATAACAGAAAGAGATAAACTAGAAGAACAGTTGTATACTAACGCGGCGGGACTTGGAGACGCGGATTTACCCTGCATGATTGTAGGTTAATTTATGAAAAATATATATTATATTATAATAATTATGTTTTTATTTGTTTCTGGTTGTGCTACACCAGCAACAAAACATACTATTTATCAACAACAAATAATACAAAAACAAGAAAGATTAACTGATGATGCTAAAGACTTTTTAGTAAAAGCAACACAAATGTTGGAAATAAATTCTGGGACTATAGATCTTATAAGAGTAAAAAATCTTTTAGAAAAATCTCAGTCTTTATTAGGAGTTGATGTTGATGATGGTAAAGAATTAAAAAATTTAAATGGAGCAGAATTAGATAAAGTTATTGATAAAGTGATAACAGAAGCAGAAAAAGAAAAGGATTCTATAGAAGAATTAAAGAAAAAGAACGAAGAAGAAGTTGGGAAGTTAGTAGTTTCAAACATTGAATATGAAACTTTAAAAAAAGATCAAGCTGCTAGAAATCGTAAATTTTACATAACATGTACTGTTATTTTAGCTTTAGTAGCGGCAACATTTTATTTTATTCCATCTGGAACAATTAAAGGATTGTTTAGTTTATTTAAAAAATAGTATGCCTCCTTTATTTAAAAAAGATGAAAGATTCACTCAAGGTATTTTTAGACCTAAAAATCCAGATAAGTTTATAGGAAAAGATCTTATAATAGAAAAGAAAAATTTAGGAAAAGCAGCAATCTTTCGTTCTTCTTATGAAAGGAAATTTATGATATGGGCTGATAGTCATCCTAATGTATTAGAGTGGGGGTCAGAACAAATTATTATTCCTTATATTAGTCCGGTGGATAATAGATATCATAGATATTTTGTAGATAATTATGTAGTATGGAAAGAAGGAAATGTTGTTAAAAAATATCTAATTGAAATTAAACCTTTTGCACAAACACAACCACCTAAACCTTCTAACAGGAAAAAGAAAGCTACAATGCTTTATGAGAATACTCAATGGAGTATTAATAAAGCAAAATGGGAAGCAGCTAAAAAAGTTGCTTCCCATATTAATGCTGAATTTTTAATTCTTACTGAAAAGGATTTATTTTAAAAAGGTAATATTCTAATAAATTTATTATAAGATTCGTTTACTTTCTTTTTAGTTTTCTTTTTAGGTTCTGATTCTGTTTTCTTTTTAGGTTCTTTTTTCTTTTTAGGTTCTGGTGTGGGTTCTGGTTTCTTTTTAGGTTTTGGTTTAGCCTTTGGTTTAGAGACAGGTTCTGGTGTTAATTCAATTGGTTTTTTTATTGGTTTTGGTTTAGGTTTTGGTTTTACACTTCTTACACGTTTAGGTGGTTCAACTCTTTCTCTTTCTGGATTATCAAAAACATTTTTTGGTTCTCCTAATGAAGGAGCAATATCTTCTGGTGTTCTTCTTTTTGGTAGATATGGAGTTTCTGGACTTCCCTCTATTGGAGCATCAACTTCTATGCCTCTTCTTTCGAAGTCTCTCATTTCGCTTTCACTTTCACCAGAAGGCATAATGTTTGCTTGTATTTGTTCTCCACCTTCATGTCCTTTGTAACCAGTATAAGAAGCTTTTGCTCTCATCGAGCCATCTTCTAATACTTCCATTGGCATATTATAGTGTTTGTTTTCTGGTTTTTCACACCATTTGGTTATACGCAAAATTGTGATTGGATTAGCTGGACCTTCTGGTATATCCATTCCAGAATCTCTAATTCTGAAATACCAAACAGGAATATCCAACATTTTGTTTATCAATTTTTCTTTAAAAAATTTTGCTCCTTTTTTTGCTCTTGGATCATTTAGAATTAATCTAGCTTGTTCATCCAAATTAGCAATTCGATTTGATAATTCGAAATCAAATACTAGATAATGATCTTCAAATTTCAAAACATTATGACCTACTTGATCTAACTCATCAAATAAAGCTTGTATATTTTCTTGGTTTTCTGGATCAGCATCTTCTGCTAATTTTTCTAAATCAGTGAAATAGTCATGTTGTAGAGACAACTGTATTTTTGATTCACGTTTTTCTCTATCCCAAAATCTTTCTTTCTCTGCAAATTCTTGATTTTTACGAGTTAATCCCGTACCAGCAAGGCTTACTCCTCCACCAAATCTTTTTCCTCCAGATCCACCATAATTACCTCTATCTACAAATCTATCAAACGCCTTTCTAGGATCTAAAGGTTCTTCGAAAGCTTCTTTTAAAACTTCCTTATACTTTTCATATATCATTTTTATATCTTCAGCCATAAGATTATTTAGGTTTTTTTGGTATTTTAAATCATTTACACTAAAAAAATTAATAATTTAATCTAAATAATTTTATGTCATTAAAATTGATCGTAGAAAAACCTGCTCCAGAAGAAGAGTTTGAATATATTCTCGAAGAGAAAGATAGAAATAGTCCTGCAACTCTTTATATTAAAGGACCATACATGATGGCAGAAAACTACAATCGAAATAATAGATTATATCGTATAGAAGAAATGGTTAAGGAAGTAGATCGCTATACCAGTGAAATGATAAAAACTAATCGTGCATTAGGAACATTAAATCACGAAAGCAGCGCAGAAGTTAATTTAGATAGAGTCTGTCATATAGTAACTGAATTAAAACAAGACGGTAATATTTTTCATGGAAAAAGTAAAGTATTAACTACTCCATGTGGACAAATAGTTCGCTCCTTAATTCAAGACGGTGTAAAAGTGGGAATGAGTTCAAGAGCATTAGGACAATTAGAAGAAGCATCTGGTGGTAAAAATATTGTAAAGGATCTAAGATTAATTTCAATAGATTGTGTTGCTGATCCTTCATTTCCTAAAGCTTTCGTAAATGGTATTTTAGAATCTAAACAATGGGTTCTTGGTGAGTCAGGTCAATTTGAAGAAATCTATGATGGGTTTGAAAAACAAATTTCAAAGTTACCAAAAGTGCAAGTAGAAGCTTATCTGAAAGAATGCATTTTGGATTTCTTAAATAAAATTAAATTTAACTAAATACAATTATGGATATAATTAAAGAAAATATCGTAAAATTTGTTGATACTATAATTGAAGATAATTATAGCAAAGCACATAAATATTTGGAAGTCCTAATACAGGAAAAGGTAAAACAAAAAATTAAAAAAGCTTCCAAACTAAAACCATTCGGAAAAAAAGAAGATTCTGAAAAAGCATCTAAAAAGAAAGACAAAATGCCTGCTTTCTTGAAAAAAATGAAAGAAAAGAAGTCAGGATCTAAAAAATAATAAATAAAATAGATAACTAATATTATGGAAATTTCTAAACTTTTAAAGGAAGCAACACAGGGTATCTTAACAGATGAAACCCTATCACAAATCCAAGAAGCATTTGATGGTGCTGTAAATGAGCGTGTTAAGATTCATGTAGAAAAAGCATTGATGGAGCAAGATATCGAATACACTGCAAAAGCAGAACAACTATTAGAAGCTATTGATGCTGATCATTCTAAAAAACTTAAACGTGTTGTAGAAGCAGTTGATACTAATAATGCTGCAAAATTACAAATGGTTGTAAATCGTTATCAATCCATTATTAAAGAACAAGCCAATCAATTTAAATCTGATTTGGTTGATAAGATTTCCGATTATATTGATATCTTCATTGAATCGAAAATTCCACAGAAATCTATTAATGAAGCAGTTAAGAATCAAAAAGCAAGAATCATTCTTAACAATCTTCGTGAGTCATTAGCAATTAATGCTGCACTAATGAGTGAATCATTAAAGGATGCATTGATTGATGGTAAAACTCAAATTGATGAATCTAAGACTGCATTAAAAGCTGCACAAGAAGAAGCTAAGACACTTCGTGAATCTTTTGAAAAAACAAAAGCAGCATTGGTTTTAGAACAAAAGACTGCACATTTGAATCCTAAGAAGAAGCAATATGCTCTTCGCGTTTTTGAAGGCAAGTCTCCAAAATTTATTGTAGAAAATATTGATTACACTTTATCACTTTTCGATAAGAAAGAAGAAGAAAGATTAGAAACTTTAAAAGAAGAAGCTTTCGAATCTCGTAAAGTAAAATCTGATAGAATTGTTATCGAAGAAGATACACAAGAAGAAATTTCAAATTCTGAAAATAATTTTTCGCATGTCCGAAATTATTTAAATGAATTAGGTAAATACTAATATGTTTACCTACAAATTTGGTAGAAGTATAACATACTTGAGTTCCTGCATGTTCAACTAACATGCTTGAGGTCGAAAAAGAAAGAAACAAAAAAACACATATGAAACAAATCAAACCCGCACAATCATATATTGATCAAGATCGCGCAAAAGTCCTATTGGAAAAATGGCAACCAGTGCTAGATTACACCAGTAAGAATGTAGCT